TAACTCACTGTTTAACTGTCTGACAACATATTGTTTAGAGATTATCTCGGAATTTAAAAGATAGTTTTGAATTCTCTTATCTTTATATAAACCTCTAATCCAGTTGACAGAAGATAAACAATACATTTTTGGACGTAACCATTCTCTAAGCTTGAACATCAATAAATCAAGATTAGAAATTGCGTTATGTTCTTCCTGGGTTTTCGGATTTCTTATCAATTTTCCATTACGGTCAATAAGACCTAATTTATAAGCCTTTGTTGTCGTTGGAATTGTTGTAATAGATTTAAGAAAAACAAAAACAAGAACATTATCAATGTCCCTATTATGTGTGCTTAGGTTTATTTTCTTATTATGTGATTTTAAAGAATATAGTGTTTCACGTGCTTCTGTTAATATTCCATTTGCTTCAAAATAAGCAGACATGGTTTCAGCATTGTTTACCAATCGTTGTAAACCAGAAACACTATTTTTATCTTCTAAGGCGTAAAAAAATCTTTCCCAGAGTTTTTCCATACAATATTTATAGCTTTATCGACACCATTCAGTCTCATCGATAGAATTTCCATCATCGATTATCTCATCACAGTGAGTATTATAAGTACAAGATTCTTGTTTAGGTCTATACATTCTTTGTGTTCCTAAATATGGATCTTGCTGAGTCGAAGATGAAATTTCAGTCTTCAATTCTGTAGGTGTTCCATCAATAGTTGCAATTTGTTTAGTACTTTTTACAGTTTTATGTGTAATTGGGTCAGTTCTGACATCACCAAAACTTTTCTTAGATTCTGACTTTAAGAAATTGTTATATTTCTCGGAAATAGAATCTGCAATCTTTTTCATCATACTTCTAATATTTAACATATTATGAAGTTTTGTATTTGGGTCATCTTTTAAAGTTCTTTGGTGTGCAATCATACATGTAGAATCACTACAGTATTTTTCATAACCCCTAATAACACTTATGAATGTCGTTTCTTTATGACATGTTGGACAATATCCTTCGTCTTCTTTTCTGACATAAGTATCATAATACAGCTTTGGATTATAGATATTGTGCTCTTTTTTCAAGTGATTATTAAACTTTTTTGATGCCGCATTAGCAGAATCTGCAGAAATCATCATATCGCAGATTTCACACTTTAATTCTGTATATTCTTGTTGTTTTGGTGCTTTATTGCTACAAGTTGTAGAGCAATATTCTGCATAACCTTTATTTAAACCGTTATAAGTGGTCGGTTTTCCACAGATTTTACAGATTCCTTCACCTTCTTTCTTAAGAAACTTGTCATAATACTCTTGCATGCCTAATTTATGGTCATTTTTGATATGAAGAGCAAAGGACATAGCGTCTTCATAGGTTCTTCCACATATTTTACATTCGTAACTCATCGTTAAATATTTATAAATAATATAAAAATATTACTAAGGTTTAAAATATGGCAGACGAAACAGAAAAGAAGTTTATTTTTACTGCAGATGGACGAAAATTATTAGTATCGCAGGTAGGTGGAATTAAATTTGCCGTTTTAGGTGTAGCATTAGTCTATACAGAAAAAACTCTTGTACCAGAAGAGCCGGAAGCAGATTTTAACCTTACATTAGATGATTTATCGCTTGAAAATAACGTTGTTTTAGGATTAAAGAAAATTTATTATACAACAGTTGGTATTCCTGATAAGGAGTATGGTGCTATTGCACCAGAAGATACTAATAAGTATATAAATGCACTTAATGATTTAGAAAAATATTTAATTCCGGTTCATTATAAGCCAACATTAGAAAAGCAAGACCAATTTGGTAATGCTTATGGAACTTATGATTTTGATGTAGATAAGACAACAATTAGCTGGGATATGTATAATAATATCGCATTTAAGTATATTGTTTTATTTGGCAAACAGTATGCAGAAACCAGTGATGCAACTTTTAACGTTGATAAGACACAGAAACCAACTGTTATTGGTATTGTTAAATATCCTGAAGATAGTGTTATAATATTTAATAGAGAAGCATCAGATTATTGTGCCGAAAAGGTTCAATTAACATTCACTATAACTGATATTGATGAAAAATGTGAATTAGATATAGCTAGTGAAGAAGTTCTGGAAGCTTCTAAGAAACTTTCTTTGATTAATAATGGTCTTTATACTAGAGATGCTAAAGATCCAGAAGTCGGCGTTAGCATGAATATTGCAGGTAATCAGACAATTATTGAAGATTTAGATTTAGATGCTAGCGGTGCTTTAGCAATGACAAAGACTGTGATGGTCGCGGAAACAACAAATGGACCAGAACTTGTTGAACAACTTAATCCAGCAAGTATGATTCATGTTGTTAATAATGAAACAAGACCAGACCAATATTCTGATGGAACATATAGACCACATCTTATTTTTACAAGTATTGAAAAATATAATGACTTGGCAAGTGAAGATGAAGATATTACGGCATATAATACTATCATTAATCTTCGTGGTAAAGGTAAGTTAAAAAAATATTACACTGATATATTAGGTGTAGAAGCACCACAGTTTGAAATTAATGCTATACCGACAAGTGATTATTATGCAGTAAATATTTTTGGTAATGATAATGAAATTTGGGAAGACCTAGATAGTTCTGTTAGAAATATGGATGCAATGTTATTTTCTAATAGCAATTCATCTATGAATCCAGCACAGGATAATTCTTATAATCGTAATGCATTTATATTTGCAGATTATAACACAATACAAGATGAATCATATGGTAATTTATTATTAGGTGCAAAAAATACTATTATAAAAGAAAATTCTTTTAATAATATAATTATTAATAGAAAAACTGCTGAAAGAGTTTCTAATACTTTTGCTAATGCTAATTATAATACCACGATTGGTACGCATGATACTATAATAAGTGCAGATGAAAATCATATTGCACAGTATAATACTATTATTGGTGGTGGTTTTAATGCAATATATAATTCAAGACGAAATATATTATTAAGTTTAGGAAATTTGACAACTCATGAAAATGGTAATCAAATAATAATGGGTAAATATAATACTCCATGTACTGCAGCATTTATATTTGGTTATGGTGATCAGGGACAGGGTACTCGCAATTTAATGGAATTATATTCGAATGGTGAATTAAAATTATTTAATTCTACTGGTAGAAATACTGTTACATTAGGTGGTGATGCAGGTATACAAGTTAATAGTTTGGCGGTATCAACATTTTCTGCAGATCATGGATATTTTAGTAATGCTGTAACTGTAGGTGATCCTGGTGGTAATGGTTATCCACAGAGAGGTTTATATGCAAGTTATACACCGACAACAAATAATACATACTTAAGTATTTCTCAAGGATATGGCGGTGCAAATTTAAGTTATCGTACAAGTGATGAAACACTTTGGATTTCTCATAGTTATTACCAAGATCCAAATCATGCTAATTATGCAGCTATTAATAATGAATATGCAAAATTTGGTTATTATAAAAAAGACGGTATTGTTGCACTTAAGACGTCAATATTAATTAATGGTGATATTACAGGACCAGAAACAGAAACAAAAGACCCTGGTACATTAACGGTTTATAACCAAGCCGAAATTGACACTGGTTTAGTAACTATTAAACCAAGAAGTAAAGTAAATATACATCCAACAAATATACAGTTTAATAAGTATAATGCTGCTACTAGTAGTTGGGAATTAGTAAAAGAAATCGGACCTAATGAAAATAATAGAATTTCTATGGATGTATATGTTTTCGGTACAGATGCAACTAATTGGTCAACTGCTATTGCAGGAATTAGAGGAGGTACAGCACAACAGAAAGTATTTTTATACGATTTGTTTGCAAAAACTCCACCGATTGGCTATTTACCAGATGATCAAGCTACTACGACACCATATGTATGTTATGTTGATTCATCAACTCAAGAAACAAAAGTTAAACAAATAACTTCTATGACACAAGCTGAACGAACCGCATATAATACTGCATTAACAAATAATAATTCAACTGTATTTAATAATAATCCATTTAATGACGCATCTATAGGATATCCGACGCCATATAATTATTATTATATTACAAGATTGCCTTCGGATATTGAAGAAATAGAAATTAATCTATATATTCGCGGTTTTCTCAATGCTGATAGCTTTATAATGATGTGGATTCCAACTGTTGAAGATAGTACTTATAATAATATATTTAAAGAACCAGTAATAAAAATGAATATTATAAGACCAGCTTTTACTTCTACGGAACAAACTATGAAAACAAAATTTTATATAAACATGAATTATTTAACATTAACTGGTTATACGGTACAAACAATTGACCCCGGTTATGACACTGTAAAATTAATGTGTAGACCTTATATAAGTGATAGTACAGATAATGGTTATGTAGTTCATTATGATACCGAAGCACATTCTTGTTGTTGGGCGATGTTATAATTATTTCATAAAATATAATAAAACCGACTTTTAATAGTCGGTTTTTTATTATCTTAAATAAATTTTAATTTATTTTTGGTTTTACAACAATCTTGTTAACCAGGACAGGTAATTCCATGTCTGTGCTAAAGTTAACAATATTATTATTATCATCAAGAATAGAATCACAGATACCAGGTTTAATAAGTTTGTAAATATCCATTATAAGTGCAGTAGCTGCAGCCCATTCAGGAGCATCATATTTTGTAGATTCAGTAATTGCTTCTCTACCATATTGTTGTTTAGAATAGAATGGTTTTAAGATTTTTTCAGGAACAAAGTAATTCCAGAATGATTGTTCAGAAAGTGTTTGTTCTAATGTTCCTAAAACACCCCATCTTTCAATAGTTTCAGAACGCGTTTCTTTACCAGCACTTTCTACAAAGTATGGTAATGGAATAGGACGGTTTGCACTATTAATATATTGTAGGTTAGCTAACCATTCAACAAGACTATTATAGATTTCATTATATTCGCTACTATCAAGCATATATGTATCAAGGTTTGTATTAGATAAGTCACTTGTTGAGTAGAAGTCATTTGTAGTAGGAACTTTTATTTCCATAGAAATGACACCATCTGGTGAAGCATTCTTGTAATCATTATTAGTACAAATAGATGGACTCTTATAATAGATTTCAGTAGTATCTCTGAAGCTTAAAGAAGTGCCATCTGGTTCTTTACCAGTAAATTCACTCTGAATAACTTCAGGATAAAGATGAATAGAGCTATCATCATAGCTTATATTAAATTTTAAGGTATTATTATAGTTAGAAGATGAGAAATATTCTTCTTTTTGAGTAGGATAATTATAATAATATCTATCATAATCAAGGAAGTTTATAATCAAGTTTATACTTCTATCTTCAAACATTTCTGGAATAATGGTGTTACCATATTGGTCAGCTCTAGGAAGAATAATCTCATTCCACCAGCCGTTACCATATTTCTTATTGATTTCATTGATTGATAAACCAGTATCTAAATAAGAAGCTAAATCTCTATTCTGTTTAACTCTGACATTAGAGTTATAAGAACCAGACCACTTAAATTTAATTGTTTCTGATTGGACAATATCCGAGATTTTTATATCAATACTAACAGAATCAGTTTTATCGTTCTTATTATAGATATTGATAATTTCAGATTTATAAATTTTTCTTTCAGTTGCTAGTTTCTGATCGAGATATTCATAAACTTTATTTTTCATTTCATTAGTATATGCTTCAATGTCGGTTAAAGGATCGACATAAACAGTTCCAACAATATCATAATATTGAACATATGGAACCATTGGCATTAATATACTATTAATTTCGAGTTTATGTTTACAGTTATTATAGATTAATCTTGCATTCTTAACCCATTGTTCATCAGCAGGTTCAGTAAATATTTTATTATAATAACCATCATATGACCATAACATTTTGATAAAGTCACATAAGTGGTTTAAATAATCTTCACCATAAATTGAAAATGCGTCATTATTATTATCTGTTTCAGTTAAAATATTTCTTGGTGTCCAGTCACCGTCATTCTTCATGTAAAGATGACCCAAGATAGAATAGAAGATATTATTTTGAATTAACTTATGAGTTATATTATCCAATAAATGTTCTATTTCTTGTTGACCATAGACTAAAGCATTTTGAACAACTAGTGGACTTGTAAGTGCTCTAAAGTAAGAAGTAAAGTCATTTTTCGTAACAAGTTTTCCACAAGAAGCAAAATATGCAGGTGCATTGATACGAATACTGTTTTGAGATTCAAAATCTTCACCACCATAAATATCAGAATTAATAATGAATTGAACGTTATTGGTAATATCAACAAGACAACCATCAACGTTAACTTTAATTGCATTATTATGGGTCATTAAAGAACCTTTAACGCCAGTAACATTACATCTTTTACCTTTTGTAGCAATATATTTTACATAAACATTATCTTTATATGACTTTAAACCAATATCGCAAATTTTTGGTTCTGTACTAAAGCTTACTCTTACAGTTTTATCAGAGTTAGTATCAATAAGACAAACTTTCTTAGGAACATCAGGTGGGTTAGTTGGATCAATATTTACAACTTCATCATTTAAATGAATTGCCTGTGTTTCAATAGCAAATGTATTATCATGTAATGAACCATCATTATTTTCATAAATTGAAAATGCATCATCTTCATCAGCACCAACAGCAACTTTACACCAGCTTAAATCTTTACGATAAACATTATTTTTATAAGCAAATGGGTCTCGTTTACCATACCAGTCAGAAAATTCCAAATCGTCAATATCATAAAACTGGTTTGGTTCACCGATTTTACTAATATTTGCAGTTCCTAAAATTTCTACAGTTTTTCTTTCGCCTTGGAAACATTTAATAGGCATTGTTTCTGTAGTATCATAAAGACTCATACCCTGTAATGGTAAATATGTTGCTTTTTCATCTGGAATAGAGAATCTTAATTCTTTTACCCAATCATTTGATTTACCATCATCGACATCTTTTTGAGTGAAAACATAACTATAACCACTGTCGAGAATATATTTGTTACCACTATATGAAAGGTCAGTAGTTTCTTGTCCAAAGAATACTTCAGTTCCTTTCTTAATACTGGACGGAAGTGGTCCTTTTAATCGAATAATGAGCTCACAACGGGCTGGGACAGCTCGTCTAGGGTTATATCCAAGACCTTTACCATGTTTAATAACACTTGAATCGAGTCTTGCTGTAGAAATAAACGATTCTTCGGCAGTTCTTTGAAGATAGAAGTTAGTCATATCCATACATGCACAAAGCATTTCTTGGAACATACCATAAATTGTAGCAGAACCGATATTTTTAAAGCGCGGATCTGAATTTAATCTTGCTCTGAAATCAGCAAGTAATTGTTCATAGGTTACGTTCAAATAATTCATGTGTAAATAAACCTTTATTTGTTTTCTTATTATTTATAATATTCAGAACTAATATAATTTAATTTGAATTCTGAAAATTTCTTAAATTGAATAAGATATTATAAATAATTATATGTCAAATTATACACAAGCAGGGTATGACCCAAGTTTACATGGATTCTGGAAAGGAACTGCTGACGGAGCTCCTAATTTCGGTTATCCTCAAAATTATTTCTATGCAGATACAATGCGTAGTCTGTTCATCGGGTTCGAAAATTTCTTTAACGAATTGAAAGTTATTCGTTATAATAAGTTTGGAGAACCAGTCAAAACAATTAATGTTCCGATTAAATTCGGTCCAAGAAACAAGTCTCATGACTTCAGAACCGAACAAGAATCAGGTAACAAATATTATATAAGTTTACCGAATCTTGTATACAGACTTGATTCCATGCAATTCGCAAACGAACGTGCAAAAGGTATTTACGAAACACGTGCATTTTATAATAAAGACTTAGAAAATGCTGGATTGATTTGTGACCAACAAGAAAAATTCTGGTCTGATGTTCAGCCAGTTCCATATAATATTAATGTTTCTATGGAAGCAAACTGTGAAAAAATGACAGATGCAGAACAAATTGTTGAACAAATTGCAGTAAGATTCCAACCTGCAGCATTCTTTGACGTTAAGGAATTCTGGTTCTTCAATAAACGTAGAAGTATCAAGATGAAACTTGAATCTATGAATTGGGACATTCAAAGCGAATCCATGGGTGAAGAAGAATGGAGGCAGATTAAGGTTTCATTTACCTTTACTATGGAAGCATTCCTTTATAAACCAATTAAAGATGCACAGATTATTGAAAAGATTAATACCTATATTACATTAAATAAAGGCGATTATCTTTATCATGCTGCAACATTTGGTAATAAGGATGGAACGTTAACTAATCCTTATGAATTTAGTAAGATTTATCAAACTAAGGTTGGTCCAACTTATGTATTGAATGGTAATCCAAAGACTGAACTTACTCCTTCATCAGTTTCAGGAATTCCGACTTCGGCTTATGTAACAACTTACCAATATCGTGAAACCGATGATTTAACTACATATGATGAAGATGCTAAGTTATTAACTGCAGTTTCTAGTATTTGGATTCCTGCAGGAACTTCAGCCAATGGTCCAAAAATTATTCATGAACGTCCATTATATGATAGTGAAGGCGATGTTTCTGGTTATAAAAAGGAATTTAGTGACATTTATACTTCTGAATGGTTGACAACTAAAAAATATATTCCATTGTCTGGTTTTGGTCATAATAACGATCAAACAATATCCTTCGGCAGTAAAACCTTACGTGACCAATATAATAATCCATATTCTGCTTACTATTCTCAATTTACGGAAGAAGGAACATATACTTCTGATGAAAAAGAATATAAAGAAGGTGATTATGATTATTACTATAAAGTCACAAAACAAGGACTAAAGCCAATGATTGATTTTAGTGGTAGTAAATA